GAGTGGATACCGGCATTGCTTGCGAAGGTATACTAATTTCAATTGGGATTGAATTAGAACCACCTTCAGGTATAACAACGCCGCCAAGCATACGAGCGGCACCATAGAGGCGGTCAGTGAAGCCGCCTCTATAATCTTGCATAGGGTTCAACCGGCTAAACACATCACCCATAGTAGCTTGCCGCGCCATCGGATTACCAAACTCATCCTGTTGATTAAAGTTATAGTCATCCAAGATAGTGAACGAACCGTCTGGATTTACCCTGACATCAAACTGACCTAGCACTGTCTTCAACGCACCCACGTCTGAGAACTTACTGCCTTTGCCTGTGACTACGTTTCCTTCTTTGAAGTATCTGTTCAGGGCAGGGTAGTCCACACCGTATGTGCCGGGTTTTTTCCCAGCGTAGTTTGCTTGGACAAAGTCTGTCAGCACACGCATCATACCTTCGTTGAAATCAGCTTCAGTATATTTTTCTGAGCGCATGGAATCCGGTAATGCGGCGCGGCCTAATGAACGTAAGAATGTGGATGCTTGTTGAAAGTTTGCCATTATCTATTATCCCCAGACCCGGTGAGTTGGTTGCGCTCCGCTCTTGATGCCAGCTTGTCTAGGTTCATGGTGGCAATCAGATTCATGTCCATGTCTATGTCTGATGCAATGTTTGCGATATACCACAGTACGTCACCAAGCTCTTTTGCAAGCTCAACTTTCTTTTCTTCTGTGAATACACCGCCTTCATCGCGAATAACCTTCTTTACTTTTTCTGCTACCTCGCCAGCTTCGCCTACCAAACCCAGTGTTGGGTATAGTATCTTTGCGCTGTCTGGATATATAGCCGTCTCAATGGCGGACTGTTGGTAGTCTTGCATGTCCATTATTTTTTTCCCTTCTTAGGACTGTTGTCTGCACTTGAACCAAAGTAGTAGGCCACAACTGTTGACGCTGTCCCGCCAAGCCAGCCTACTGCAATGTTGATAAACCCTATGTCTGCATCAATGCCACCGGGCCAGAACGTGACTGCACCGATGTAACCAAAGAAAGATATGAGGGTCATGATAGCCAGCACAGACGGAACGTGGTCATTCATCTCTGCTTGTCTACGTCTAGCACTGTCTCTGTCTTGCATGTTTATTCTTGCTAGGTCTATGTCTAGCTTTTTCATTTCTGTCTGAAACTCAAGCTCTGCATTCTTCAACATGGCTAACTGTTCTGGGGATGCGCCAGTCACCGCAGAGATAATCTCTTGCTCAGTCGCATCAGACTTGCCCAACAATGACGTAGCCAAAGTCCGTGCGGCTACGCCACCCATCGGCCCACCCAAAGCGGTGCCAATAGTAGGTGCCACAACACCCAGAACTTCTTTAGCGGTTTTCCAAATATCCATGTTAACCTCTAGCTTTTTTTGCTTCCCAAACAAACCATGCAAAGAAACACAGGATGCTGGAAAAAACTGTGACCAGTACACCGGCCAAGATAATCTCTTTTATTTCTTCTGCCCTTTTTTGTTTTCGATGCTTTTCTTCTAATCTCTCTTTTCTTATTTGCGCTCTAAGTCTAACCAGTTCATTCCATCCGTTGATACCGCGTGTGGCATATACTATCTGCCGAAGGGCATCTTCCATGTCTTCAGCTTTTTTCTTAGCCATAAAAGTATGGAGAGCTTCTTCTTCAACAGAGCCACGGCGTTTAGATTTTGCTGTATTATGTTCGTCCTTAATCTGGTCAATAGCTCCCCAGAGCTTACCGATATCTCCAGCAAGCGACTGCAAATCTTTTCCCACACTGACACCAGTTTTAATCGCGGTGAATGCGGCAGTAGCGATTGTAATAGGGTCCATAGTTTATTCCCAAGGTTGAACATTAGCCCTTTCTCTTCTTTCTTCCCTTCTTAAAAGAAACCTTCGCGGCAGGGGTGTTTCGCACAAACTGTTTTCTTTTGCCTGAAGCCTTCTTCTTTTTTGCTGTTGCCGCTCTCTGTGCCTTTGTAAGGCTCCTAGCTTTCGCGAGTGGTAGACAACGGTCTGGGTTCTTCTTGTTCTTTGATGTGCCACACGCACCCTTGATTGAGCCATCAGTTCCGATACGCACCCATTTCTGCTTCACCCATTTCTTTAATTCACCCATTACTTTTTCCTCTTGCGCTTTTTGCCTTTCGCGCCTTTGGCATAGTTAGGGTCCTTACAATATTTAGAAGCGGCCATGTTTGCATACGCTGATGGATACCGGTCAAAGGTACGCTTTGCCCAAGCGATACCCGCCGCGCATATTTTATTTGGACGCTTCATTTTCTTTTTACTTGCCATTCTTGTGTACCTTCTGAATGGTAAATGACGCAGACAGAGAAGCCCCCGGATGTTTTTTAAAACCACCCGGCGGGTTCTTCATCAACTTGTAGGACTTGCCAGACTTCATCCAATGAAACCCAGCCGGTGCTTTGACATTCTTAGTAGCCATAACCGCCCTTTTTCTTCTTCTTTTTCTTTTTCATCATCATGACTTCACCTCATTGTTAAATTGTGAACAGCCAGCTACGCACATCAAATGCGGGGCATTGCTTCTGCACATCCGGTAAATCCCTATGCCCAAGGACCTCTGCATCTGGATAACTAGCCTGTAGTTGGTCCACCAACTCTTCCAGACTTTCCCATTGCTGTGGCGTGAAGTTATCTTCAGCCTCATCATCTTGTCCTCTGCCGCCAACTAGACATATGCCTATAGACACAGAGTTATACCCAGCGGCATGTGCGCCAGACACGCCGATGTCTCGACCACTTTCGACTGTGCCATCCCGGCGAATGACTTTGTGGTATCCAATGTCCGACCAGCCGCGCTCTTCGACATGCCATTTGCGTATGTCATCTGCGCCAATGTCCATAGTCTCATATGTATCAGCGCAGTGGATGACTATGTATTCTGTCTTAGACCGTGGTTTCATTTGTCAGATATTTCCTTCTTGTATCTGTTCACATAATTTTGCTTTGACGCGGGACATAGGTATGTTTTTGTGGATGATAAACTCCATTTCTTTTAACCTTGTCTTACATTCTGCTTCTTTCAGATACGGACCTTCCATATCTTGTGCCACCAAACATTGATGTCCCCCAAAAGCTACCCAGCAAAAGAAAACAGAAGCGGTGAACATTACTTTCTCCTTGAGCCTTTAGGTGGTGACTTCTTACTGCCGCCCGGACCAGCCCACAATTTTTTACAGGCCCAGTAACGAGCCGTTAATTTTGACGTTGCTGTTTTACAGTTATGTCTAGCTTTAAAGTTGGCTCTAGCACCGGCACTGTAGTTATGTCCGTAACCTTTTGCGCCGAACTCAATCACACGCATTTTGTCGCCTTCTTTTGCGAGGACCCGCATCTTCTTCTTGCTTGATGCTGGCGCACGTTTTGGTTTGTTTACACCGGGGAAGCGTTCACCCCTGTACACCACGCCGGACTTTGTTCTAGTAAGTTTAGGTTTCTTAGCCATTACTCACCACCTTCTTCCTCTGGGACTGGTTTCAGTGCGGCTGTTCTGGTCTGCCCAGCAGACAAAAACGATGGAGTGCCACTGCCTGTTTTAAGATGAGGTGGTGCTATATTAAACACTATGTCATCAAGGTCGGCTTCAGTCAGATCGGCATTAAGTTCTAGAAATGTCCAAGTGCCATCACTAAACTGAATCTTAGCTACGTTGTTATTAATTTCTTGTACTGTGTACTGCATTACGCTGTACCCCCTTGAACTGAACCACTACCTGAAAATGATGAAAGCAAACTAAAACCACGGATGTAATTACCAGCAACACCTTTGACTTCACCGCTTAAAACATTTCCGTTTGCGCCGTCTGTGCCGGGTTGACCAAAACTGCCGCCATCACCACCATCGCCAGCGTTATTGAAGCCACTTGCTCCAGTGCCAGCCGCCTGATTATAGCCTTGGCCTACACCACCAACCCCACCACTGGAATATACTGTTGATGCTTGGCCTACATAATATTTTACAAAAGTAGAATCAGTTGCAACATAACTACCTCTGCGCCATTGACCATAAGAGGTCGTGTTGACTCCGATATAACCATTGATATATCTCGTGCCAGCCCACCTAACCTCAACCTTGCCGCCATAGACACGAATCATCCAAGTATAAGGCGAATACTGGTATTGGTAATTGACAGATTCATAACTGCCCATACCACCATCGCCGCCACCGCCACCACCAGCTCTGATAACGCCATTATTGACTACTGCTACAGCTACGGCAGTTTCAAAAGCATCACCGCCATCCTCACCAGCCGCACCGCCTGCACCACTGAGAGTGCCATTGTTTGTAACTGTAATAGGGCCAACACCGCCTGACGGTAATTCTAATGCTTCTTCTGAGGTGGAAGTTGCACCTAGCTCTACGCCTGAGTTAATAACAATCTCTTTCGGATAGTTTACAGCGTAGTCATCGCCAAAGAGTGTTGCGGCGTTCTGGTTGGTAGCTCCACTCGAAAATGTAAAACGAAAGCCTTTAGCCGCGCCTCTAAAATTAGTGACACTGATTGAGCCACTTGTTGGCACTGATGCGGCAAGGTTAACGGCATTATTGTTTGCGGCCTTGGTTCTTATGTTTGAATTAGAGCCACCCCTATATAGGTCAGAAAAAGAAATCGCAGAAGAGCCGCCCACAAATTCAGTTCGTAGGTCAGAGAAACTTACGGCTCCTGTGGTGGCTATAGTCATTACGGGGTTCCAAACGCTGTGATATCACTTAGTGCTACGACTGCACCGGCTGTGGTTACTTTGAATACGTCAGTGTTGTTGTATTTAAATACCATGTCTGAGCCATCTAACGCCGCTGACCAGTTCGTAGGAAACGCCGCAACATTATCTAGCGCACTGGCTTTTACATCACCGTTGCTGTCTAACAAGGTGTCGATTAAGTTTGCCATATCTCTTGCCCTAGACATCTAACTTTATTCCTTTCTTGTCATAGACATAAACAACTATAACACAGTCTGTCTGTGTCTAAAAGACAGCAAAATTTTTTTAGCCTTTGCTCAAAGCCCGGTCTAACTTATCTTCCACCCGATGGAGAGCCTCATTGATTTGACGCATGTCTTCTCGTAATTCTGTCTTAGTTGCATACTCTTCCCGTGTCCGGTTCAACAGTATGTCAATACGTTTAACTTCACTCATTAATTGACGGAACGTCCATAACGCTGGCGCGATTACCAACGTAAGTAAAATGTTCCAGAACATCATGCTTGAGATTTCCATTACCCTGCAATCTCCATCAAAATCATGCTAGATAAAGAACTACCCATTTGTGCAGTCATATTACCTGACGCAGAACCATTCCTTGCTTGTGTTTTGTATGTAACAGAGGAGGTAGTTGTTGGGCTATCTAAATAACTAATAGAATTGACTGTGCCTATCCCAATCTGATTATACAGCCAAGGCGAACGATGACTTTCATAAATGTCTGTAGACCCTCTCATTAACTTAAAGATAATTTGCCAAGAACCAGCAGAACCACCATTGTTACTAGCCATTTGCTGAGAAGCAATAATTAAAATTTTACTACTTGAAGAGCTTGGAGTAATAGAAGCTGTTAAACCCGTATCTACAAAAGTAGAACCAGTAACAGATGTTTGAGTTGTTGTTGTCCCAGAGACAACTTGCAACACAGAGCCAGTAGGCAAACCAGCCGATGTCACATTTGCTAGAGCCTGATTGTTTATGCGTGTAAGTGCCATATCAGTCTCCTATCCAGCTATCTCTGTTACACATATTAAAGACATACCACGCTCTTGGTTCACATCGTCTGCATCTTGTACGCATTTGTTTAAGTGCCAAGATATAGTACCGCTTTGGCTATGGTTGAAACCTACTTTGTATGTAATTTGAGAAGTAGTGTTTGGCGCATCAAAATACATATAACTGGCTTGTTCTGGTGTAGAAGCACTGTCCGAAGATTCGTAGGTCAAACCTGTACCCATTAAAATACCAACTTTCCTATTCCCAGCGGCAGGGGAGGCTAACTTTGTAGAGTTTCTGTAAAAGAACCAAGTAGAGTTATAAGTAGCTGGTTGGCTACTCCATTCACCGTTTACCATTGCTTCAATCTTGATGATGCTATTAGTAGACGTAGGGGTAATGTTTACAGCTAACACACTTATTTCTGTGTCGGTGTTTGTAGCACT